ATTTGTCAAGTGTTGAATTAACAGGGGTGAAACCGTTTAAACTTAAATTATTAAAACATAAAACTCAAATAAATCAACTATTCACCACCCCTGTTGCAACATACGGCAACCATAACAGGGGTGATTTGCTATTTTTATTTTTGATGTTATACTATGTTTTCTTTGACTTTTCAAAAAATTATGTTATACGACCCCTGTTCCAAAAATATTATAACACATTGTTGGTTGCCCAACCACCAAAAACCCCTGCTCGTGGTGAGAGGGGTTGATGGCAGTGTGTAATACGCTTGAGTTGTGCTATGGAAGTAAAAGAGTACACACTGGAGAAGATTCTCATGATAAAAGCATAATTAAAGTGAGGTATGCCAAAGATTTTACTACCAATCATGAGAATTAACAATTAGATGGAGGAAAGAACGATGAACAATCTCATCTAATTTCATTATAACACACCTATACAGAAATACAACGGTTTATCAGTTTCATCATACTGGCTTTCACTTTCTGATTCTCGAACCTCAAAACACCATGCTTGTATGCTCTAACCACATAGTGCAAATACAGATTCTCTCTCAAACTTAAGAAAATGGTCGCTTCAGTGTGGTCATCAAAATCACATGCAAACTTATGAACAGTATTAGGGTCATACTTTTCGCTTAAATAAATGAACCCTGACCTACTACTCCAAATGCCAACACCAATGCCATTCACAACTAACATGCCATAGAAAGTGGCATCAGGTGGTCTTTTACTAACGAAACTCATATTATCTCGCAAACTTTCATTATCTATCGCATACCGACCATAATCAGTCGAAGCGATTAAAGCACCAAACCTACTTTTCTTTTTGGCTTCTCTATACTTCAGATTCCTGATATAATTCACAACAATCGCACCATCCTTGAAAGTTTTGAACTCGGAATTATAAGGCAAACTCAAATCAAAATACGCAAAATAAGGGTTGCCATAAATACTGGTTGCATTACCAAGAAACAATGTCCTAATATCTCTTAACCTACCAACGGTTTCAATAATGTCAAGCATCATGGTCGCTTCAAACCGTAAGTATCTATATGTACCACCAACATCCAACATGAACTCATCAAAAATAATCAAACTCACATTCGGAAATGCAGTTGACTTCAAAATATTGGAAGTGGAAAGTGGAACTGCATAGCCACAAACCTTGCCATTGCACCTGAACTCACTCAAGGTCTTATTCTTTTTGACCTTTAACTCCAAATCTTCAAAATAACCATTGCTTTGCAAATCATCCCAAAATGTCGCCAACGCAGTGTCGAGTTCAGTCTTATATCTTCTGATATAAATAAATTGTTCACCTGTTTTCAAAAAGCGTTTCAGTGCCATGACTTTTGCACCAAATGACTTACCCGTTCCTCTTTCGCCAATGACAAATGCCATTAGCCAATCTCTACTCATCAATTTGTCGTAAGAATAATATATACTTGTGTCTTTCATGTCATCCTCATAAAACCTGCCAGGCAACTGGTGTGTGAGTCCACTGCTTTCCAAGCAGACATGTTTGTGGATAGGTTTTGCCTATGGATGACCCACAATACGATAGAATCACTTGAACACTAGCACCTAGCAGGAAAACTTAATAGGCATCAGTTTTGACAACTATCGCCTAACTCTATTATACCAAAGAGTTTTCCACTTGTGCAAAACTTTCTTGAAAAAACTACTTGCAAACTTTCATCCAACCCACTACAATTAAAATGTATTAACAATTAAGAAAGGAGAGAATCATAGGAAAGATTACAGTCAAGTTCACCCCAACCTACATCAAATTACCAATTAAAAGAAAATAAGGAACTACAACAATGAGAAAACAAGCAATCGTAATGACCAAAACCTGGAACAAAGACCTCGAAAAAGGTGCAACCATCGAGGGTGTGTACCTAAAGAAAGAAGTCTTTGATGGTAAGTTCGGTGAATCTGAAAAATACATCATCGAGGATGCAAACGGTGAGAAATGGGGAATCTTCTCAAGTGCATCTCTCGCCAACCAATTCAAGAACATTCCAGAGGGTTCATACATTTGGGTTGAATACAAAGGTGAAGAAACCTCAAAGAATGGTCGCCCAGTCAAGGTCTATGCCGTTGACTACGATGATGAATACAAAAACTAATTAAAGAGTGTGGGGAGAGGTCAACTCCTCTCCTCATTTTCAAGGAGAATATAATGGCTATACGATTCACAAAAGATGTTGAAGCACAACTCGTTCGTGATGTGAAATTATTTAATGCAAAACGCAGTAAGGCAATCAAGCAAGGGTATAAGCATGTACCACCAGTTCTTACAGTTGCTGAACTCAAATCTCGCTATGACACCAAAGGTCAACTCTTGGGAGAACTCGAACACATCCGTTCTTTCTCTGTTTCCAAAGATGCAATGAAAGAGGTTGAACTTTCAGGTGGTGCAAAAGCAATTCAGTGGGAAATTGATGACCTCAAACGAAACCTAGCCTATGCCAAAGATTGGCTTGGTCGTGAGTTTTCCACAGTCAGAGGTCTGATGTACAAGATGCCAGGCGAAAGAACCAGGCTCTCCAATGTTATTGCGAAGCGTGCAATTCTTGAACAAGACATTGAAATGCTCGACCAACGCTCTTTTGATACCTACAAAGGAGTGATTGATGATTTCTACAAATCTGGTGTGAAGCGTGATGCAGGCTACAGAGGTTTTCTATCTGAAGTTGAACTGGTGATGCGAAGAATCGGTGTTGATGAAAATACCATTGATGAGTTTTTTGACACAATCAACAGTTTGACTCCAAACCAATTCATGCTTCTCTATGAAAACGAGGAACTTATCAAGAAAGTATATTCTCTTGCCGATTCTCCTACTTTCGGTGGTTTCAAGTTGAACACAGATGAAAAGGATGCAAAGGAAACCATTGACACCTTGATTGAGTACAAAGATGAACTCGTGGAGAAAGGGAAACGCTTGGAAGAAGAACAGGACCTCGAAGAAGTGGACATGAAACTTTCTGAGCAAGAAAAACCTCAGTACATGTCTGATGAAGAATGGGGAAAAGTCCTGACATTTGGTTGGGCAGGCGAAAAACCACAAATCACAAAGGCACAGGAAAAGGAAAGAAGCAAACTTCTCGACAAACTGTTCTATGGCAAGACAAAAGCAGAACGCACCAAAGCATATAACGAATTGAAGAAAAAAGGCTTATGAAACTGTCTGCATGCTACACTGCAGACTTTGAAACAACAACCGATGAGAACGACTGCCGAGTTTGGGCATACTCGATTTGCTCAATTGAAGATGTGTCCAAGTTTTGGTACGGCAACAACATCGATGATTTTTTCGAGTGGTGCAGAAAGAATGACAACCCTAGTCTTTGGTTTCACAACCTAAAGTTTGATGGAACATACATCATCAACTGGTTGTTTGAAAATGGTTTCAAGTGGGTTGAAAAAGAGGACATTGGTGACAAGACTTTTACTACGCTAATCACAGACATGGGGCAATTCTACCAAATAACTGTGTATTTCAAGCATAGTAAGAAACACTGTCGCAAAGTCACCTTTTTCGATTCCCTTAAAATCTTGAACTTCTCTGTGGAAAAGATTGCAGAAGATTTCGACTTGCCGATTCGCAAACTCTCTATTGATTACAACAAACCACGACCTGTTGGCTATATCATCCAACCTGATGAAGTGGACTACATTAGAAACGATGTGGAAATCATGGCTCGTGCCTTGCAGTTCATGTTCCTTGAGGGTCAAACCAAAATGACTATTGCAGGCGATGCGATGAAGTCACTCAAAGAAACAATCATTGGGTTTAGAAAGAAGTTTCCAGTGCTTCCAAAAGAGGTTGATGCAGAAATCAGGAAGTCATATCGTGGTGGTTTCACTTATGTCAACGAAACATGGCAGGGAAAGGAAGTTGGAAAAGGCATAATCTTGGATGTCAATTCTTTATACCCTTATTGCATGACTTTGGAACTACCTTTCGGCGAACCAGTATTTTTCGAGGGAGAATATCAGGATGACCCAACACATCCACTTTATGTACAGTCGCTCACATGTGCTTTTGAATTAAAACCAGGCAAGATTCCATCCATCCAACTTAAGAACAACCTCTCATTTATGCCAAACGAGTATGTGAAATCAAGTAAGGGAAAGGTTGTCACCCTTTATCTCACATCAGTGGACCTGCAACTTTTCAAGGACCAATACAACTTTTGGGGAACTGTGTGGAACGGTGGTTTCAAGTTCATGAAGTGCAAAGGCATTTTCGATAAGTATGTGCAGATGTGGACTGCCGAGAAAATCAAAGCAGGGAAAGAGAAAAACAAGAGTAAGAGGCAGTTGGCAAAACTCATGCTCAACTCCAGTTATGGCAGGCTTTCCCTCTCGCCTACTGCAAAGCAGAAAAAGCCTTTCCTGGACCACGAAGAAGTTGTACGCTTTGAACTACTACCTGAAGAAGAAAGAGAACCAGTGTATATTCCCTGTGGTGCTTTCATTACTGCTCTTGGTCGTGAGAAAACGATTCGCACCTCGCAGGCGATTCGTGACTATACTATTGCAAAGTATGGAGAGGACCGATACTATTACTCTGACACAGATTCCATCCATGCTAATTTGTCACCAGAGGACCTTGAGGAATTAAAAGACCTCATCAAAATAGACAAATATGAACTTGGATGTTGGGATGAAGAAGCAAAGTTTACAAAGGCACTATACATCAGACAAAAGTGCTACATTGAAATGATTGATGGAAAAGTTGAAGTTACAGTGGCAGGGCTTCCAAAATATCTTGCACCCATTATCAATTTTGACAACTTCAAGAAAGGTTTTTCCACAGGTGGTATGACACACGAACAACTAATTGAAATGGCAAAGAAAAACGGTGCAACCGATGAAGAAATAGAAAAACTCCACCACAAGTTCCGATATAAGTATGTCAAGGGTGGAGTGATTCTAGCAGATACAGATTTCACTATTAACTAATGCTTTTCAATGTATTCTTGCAATCTTTTCAAACGGTTGATGTTGTCGTGATACCTAGCATCCTGCGTTGCCTGGTTGCTTTGGGCTATGATGTTTGTCACAATCGCCTTGATGTCTTTCATTGCGTTTTCTTTGTCCATTAGATAATCTCCTCTTGTTTTAAGATGTTAAGTGCAGGGTATTCAACTCTGATTCTATCTATCACAACACCTTTCAACTTAATTTCATAATACCATCCATCTGCTTGTCTGACAACTCGCCATAGTTTCTGACTGCTTGTGTACTTACTCATCTTCACTCCCTCCCAAATAAACAACAATATGTGTCAAAACTTCTTCAATATTTGTACCCATATGCTCTGCTAATGCACAGATTCCATCACCTAACAGATGAATAATTTTGTCAGGGTGTCCTTGTGCAGTTGAAATCATATTTTCACCATCAGATACTACCAGGTGCATCACAAGACCAAGTTCCCTACACATCTTGTTTAAGTCTTTGGTGGTCTGTGCAACCATATCAAGTTTCTTACCCATTAGAACCTACTCCTTTCAATAAAGTCAATTATTTCTTGACACATTCCAGGAGAAATAAATGTAGCATAACTTTCACCTGCTTTGACAATCAGTTCTTTCAAACCATCAACAATTTTATGTTTGTCAATCAACCACTGCTCGTAGGCTTTGTCGATTTCTTCTTTAATTGATTCAGATAAGTTGTCCATCGTTTTCTCCTTATTTCTTCCCCATTATTTCTTTTGCACAGTCTATTGCAGACCTTGCTTCTTTATTAAAAGCGTTGATGCCTGCCATTGCCTGCTCAAACGCTTCGTTCATTGCTTTTTCTTCAGGTGTCATTTCTTCCTCGTTCCTTTCTTTGCTTTCTTCTTGTTCTTCTTGAATAATCTGTCTAAAAGTTTCATAAATCTCCTTTCAATTCTATTGTACACTATTTTGCAAGTTCTTTGACAATTGCAACAATTGAATCAACTGTGATGTTCTTTACATTAAGAGTATGTTTGTTCCAGTCTATCACAATTTCTATGCCATACACATCTTCGTTTTTCTCAACAGAAAAGTTTTTTACAAACTCATCGAAACTTCTGTTCTTAATAGGTTTATTCAAAGAAAACTTGTTGTTGCGATAGTGGTATTCGTATTCAGGAACACCATCTTTAACAGCAAGCAATGTTTCAGTAATTTCTCCTCTTTTAATAGCGTTGTACACATACTGACTGGTTCTGATTCCTGCAGGAATACCAAGCAACTTTCCAATGTCTGCTCTATTCTTGCACATTTGAAGCGTTCCTTTTTCTTCGGCTTCTTTCAGTCTTTGTTTTCGGAGAACAGCAACTTTGCGTGGTCCAATACTCTTTTTTGCTTGTTCTTGAAAACCTTGTGTGAATGTCAACTTTGAAACTTCCATTATTTCTTCTCCTCGATTAGATGTTTTTCTGCACCTTGCAAGAACTTAAGAATCTTGTCTGCAGTTGCCCATCTTGCAATGGCGAGGTCACGAAATTGTTTGGTTTGTTCGCTCACCTTTCCCTCGTATTCTTCCTCGTACTGCATGACATTGTCGATTTGTTTGATGGCATCCCATCTATATTCGACATATTCTTCGAGTTCTTTGATTTTGTAATTCATAGCATTTTTCCTTTCCTCTTTAATTGCTATCTACCTCTATTATAGCACACAGGGTTGATAATGTCAACAATATTTATTGAAAAGTTTTCCACAATTTCACAGAGTTTTCCACAACCAAGAAAAATACACCCTTGACATCGTGGTAACTGGGTGTATTTCTCCGAACACTAAAATCGAAAGTCATACTCTCGATAATCGAATTATAACATACCTTGTGGTATAATGGAAGTATGAGTGAGAATATAATAGTGGCTCTTATAACTCTATTCGGAACACTGGTCGGTGTGTTTGTTGGTTTTGCAGGAAAAGCAAGAAAGCAAGCAGTGAACGATGCAATTCGTGAACAACAACAATCAGACAGGTTTTCTGAACTTACCAAAGAAATGAACGAAATCAAGAAAAGATTAGACATTCACAACAATTACGCAGAGAAGTTCGGAGAGGTCAAAGAGTGCATCATCTCAATTCAAAAAGACATTGAATACTTAAGGAAAGGAAAGAAATGATTATTAAAAAGAAAATTACAAGGCAACTTTCAATCGCAGTGGGGTTGCTCTCTTTTTCGGCTTTTATCATTCAGGGTCTTGGTCCAACATGGGGCTTTGAAGAACTTGCCAAACAAATCACACAAACTGCATTGCTCTTTTCAGGTGGCATCAACATCTACTTCCTCGGTGTGACCAACCAAAAGAACAATGATGACAAGGAGAAACAAAATGGTAAAAAGAATTAAAGACTATCTCGAATCTTCCATCGCTTTCTTGATTTTTCTCGGAGTTGGCTTCCTAGTTCTGATTTTCTGTCTTACTGGTGTAAAAAATAGCGATGGCTCAATCACTTATGATGGCATGCCACCAGTCATCTCTGAATCGACACAGAAGTTCATCGAGGATGCCAATGAAGCGATGAACCGTTTGATGAATGTTGACAAGGCATCCGATGATTCCCTATATGATACCTACGACACAGACCAGGTCGGTCTGGGGTTCACAACAACCATAGCCGATGTGCTATCTCGTAGGCTACCTGATGGCAACACAGACAACGGTCTTGGTTGGCAGTGTTCCAAATATACTGCCTACCTTGCCACAGGCAGGAGAGAATATTCAACAGTTCATACAGACTACGGTCCAGTGAACGGAAAAGATGTTGCATCCTGGCTTGTTAGAAACTACGGTTTCAAATACATCGACCAACCAGTGCAAGGTGCAATTGGTTCAGGTGGCTTCAACACAACTTACGGTCACACTGCAATGTACCTCTATTCCACTGGCTCTAACACTGCAATGGTGAATGATGCAAACTATGTTCCTTTGACTGTTTCCACCCACAACATGAACATCACAGGTTGGGTTTGGGTTGTTCCTGGTGACTATGAACCAACTCCTGAACCAACCCCTGATGAACCTGATGAACCTGATGAACCTGAAGTTTCAACCTGCAACAGATGGAATGTCACAAAGGGTGACACAATTGGTGAAATCATGAGAGTATGCGAGGGTAAAGCAGTGTGGGGTCAGGCAGTGCAGGACTATGCCAAAACCTGGTACTCGACTGTTGTGAAACCTGGTCAGTCTGTATATGATGGTTGGCACAGTGCAAGTGGTGTCGGACTTTATGCAGGCGACATCATTGAAAGGCGATAATGGCGATTGGCTATACAACGATTGGTCATGCGACATGGCTTGAGTGGAGAACAAACACACTTGGGCAGGCATACGATGTGGACCCCCAGTTTGGGGCAGGATGTCAGTGTTGGGATTTCGCATCACAATTTTATTTCAATGTTGGTTTTCCACAAGGCTACCCTTTAACTGGTCCAAACCATTATGCTTCGGAATGTTGGAGTGTGAACAGGGTGGCTAATGCTTCCTATAATGGAACTACTTATTTTGACCTTATTACAAACATCAATGACATTCTTCCAGGCGACATCATAGTCATGGATGGAACTACTCAAAACCCACCAGGACATATCACTTTTGCAGATGAATCTTATGATGGTTCAGGCTATATTTGGTGTGTTGGACAGAATCAGGGTGGAACACCACTTCCACAGGGTGGTACTCCTGTGACAAGAAATAGGCTTGGTGTTTCCGAGTTTCTAGGTGCTTTTCGCTACAAGGACTGGCACACCACTCCACCTACTCCAACAGGTGGAGAAACTCATAAGTTCAAGTGGGTTTTGTACGCAAGAAACTTGCGAAACAAGAGAAACAATATGCTATAATTAAGGTATGGATGACAACAAGATTTTGGAATTAACTGGTAAGATTGAAGAAACTCTTGGCAAAGATGATTTTGCCATGATTTCTGATACTATCGGCGAGATTCTGACTGGAAACTCTCAAAACATGCAAGCGATTGCAGAAAGAGATGCTTCAATAAAGAAACTCCAGGACAGAAACGAGAAACTTGTCAGTGCTAATGGTGCGTTGCTTCAAAAAGTACCAGTGGAGCGAGCAGTGGACAAGGAAGATTCCAAAGAACAAGAAGCTCCAAAGAAGATTTCCTATAAAGACATCTTTGATGCCAAAGGAAATTTTTTGAAATAACAACTTAATACAAGGAGAACTATATGTTTCCAAGTGAATCACTTCGCAACATGGTGAATAAGATTCGCGAACTTTCTGTGGAGAGTAATAGTATCTATGCACAAAAAGTTCCTTACATCGAATCTACCGATGCTATCTCTAGAATCGCAACTCCGATTTTGGACAGCTCAAATCTCGATGTCATGAATGACTTCGTAAGCATTCTTAAGAAAATTGCATACACTGCAATTGAAGCAAAAACCTTTAGCAACCCTCTCGCTTTCCTTGAGGGTGATGAAATGCCACTCGGTCAGTTTGTCGAGTCAATCAGCATTGCTCCTGCTAAAGCCAATTATATGAACAGCAATGACTTTGGCTCGTTGCTCCACAAGTTCGAGTCACGCTTTGCCACTCAGTATCTTTCCTGCAACTACGACATGCAATACGCCGTCAGTCTGACCAGGGACAAGATTCGTAATGCCTTTACCTCATGGGCTAATCTTGAATCGTTCGTACAGGGTTTGATTCAAAGTTTGTACAACGGTGCTCAAATCGATTTGTATCGCACTGTCAAACAACTCCCTGCTGTTGCTCTTAAAGACAACAATGTTATGTATGAAACTGTCACTGCTGTTACTGATGAGGCTTCTGCTAAAGCTCTCGTTGAAAAACTTCGTGCAACCTACACCAAGATGCAACTTCCATCCACCAACTTCAATGCCTGGAACAAAGTTGCTGAGGATGGCTTCGCTCTTGAAGCATGGTCTGACCCAGATGACATCGTGGTCATGATTACTGCTGACCTTGATGCAAAACTCTCAGTCCAAGACTGGGCATATGCATTCGGAGAACGCTACGCTCAAATTCTCGGTCGCAAGATTGTTGTTGATAACTTCGACTGCTATGACAACGATGGCAACAAAATCTACGATGGCTCTGGCATCCAGGCTGTAATTGCCGATAAGCGTTGGTTCAAAATCCAAACGCAGGACCAAAGTTTAGACATGTTCTTCAACGCTTCTGCGAGAGCCTGGACCTATTTTTACAACCTCACAAAATTAATTGCATATAGCTACTTCAACCAATGTTTGATTCTTTGCACGAGTGGCAGTGTCCCAACAATTGATGCAACCGACCTTGAGGTCAATGCATCCAGTGCAACTGTCAAAGCAGGTGCTACTGTGAAAGTTGGCTTCAAGACCACTCCATTCAACGCTACTTCTGAAGTGACTGTTGCTTCGAGTGCTTCTGGTAAAGCCACTGCAACCATTGTTGGTCGTGAAGTTGTGATTGAGGGTAAGTCTGCAGGTTCTGCAACTATCACTGTCACTGCTAATGGTCACTCTGACACCATTTCAGTCACTGTCGAATCAGCTTCTGAATAATACGAAAGGGGTCACTCAGAGATGGGTGACCCATCCATAATATGCAAAATATAATCTCACACGAATCTGAATGCTACAAGAAACTCCATATGGACCATACCAATGGAGCGTACTGGTATTCAAAAGAATTTGTCGAAAGGATGATTCCAAAATTAAAAACAGACAGACCGTTTGTCACCATCAATGTGAACAAACAATGTCTGGACAACGCAATCGTTCTGATTCATTCAAATGACCATCCTGAAGTGTACACCTGGCTTGCAGATTACAAAAACCTAATTCTTGTATGTTCCAAAATTGCAACTGTCAAAAGGATGATTGAGATGTACCCAAAGTTTCATGTGGTATATCTTCCGATGTCTGTGGACAAGTCATATGTGGAAAAGTTCAAGGTCAAACGAAAGACCAAAGACACTGCCTTTGTGGGCAGGTTGGTCAAATGTCCTGAGGACTTGATGAAGAACGAGAATATTGTGAAGATTGGAAACATGGACAGAGAGAAAGTTCTCTCAGAGTGTGCCAAGTTCAAAAAAGTTTTTGCCGTTGGCAGGTGTGCGATTGAGGCAAGCATCTTGGGTTGTAAAGTCTATTCTGATGAGGACTACCCTATTCTCGACAACCTTGATGCTGTGCCTATTTTGCAAAAGTTTATTAACGAAATCGACAGAAAAGGAAAATGAAATGGCTGTTATTGCTCCACAAACAGATGTGTACTTGCTAAAAGTACCACTCGAAATCGACAATGCAAACCAGTTGACATTTGCTAATGCTACTGCACAATTCAACTACTTCAATTCCTGTCCAAAGATTGCAGTTGATGATTATACTTATCAGAGAAAAGATGGCACGATTAGGTTTGGTGCCAATTTTGATGATTTGATTGGGTATAATTATGTGATGTACAGAAATGATGCCTACTCGAACAAGTGGTTCTACGCTTTCATCGACAACATGGCATACATGAATGACAACATGACTGCAATTTCCATTTCTACGGATGTTTGGCAAACCTGGCAGTTCGATTTGACCTACAAGGCTTGTTTCATAGAACGAGAACATGTGAATGATGATACTGTTGGAAAGCACAGAGTTCCAGAGGACCTTGAAATTGGTGTTCTTCGCTATAACGGGATGGCGATGGACATTGCAAAAACAGACTTTTCCACAGGCTATCTTTGCTTGGGTGTGACAGAACTGATTGCACCATTTACAAGCAACCCACTTCAAAACTGGCTCACAATCTATGGTGGTTTGTTTTCAGGTTTGAACTATATGTTCTTTGATTCACCTGTTTCGCTTCAGAGAGTTATTGACTACTACAACAAGAACAAAAGTGGCGATGCAGGCATCCAAACCATATTCTATGTTCCAAAAGCGTTTATTGATGCATCAGACCCTAAAAGGCAAACATACACTCTGTCCAGTCAGACAAACACTGCAGAAGTGATTTGGCTTGAACCAACGGACAGTGCAATTCATATTACCACTACAATGAACAAGCCAATCAACTTCATTTATGGGTACAACAACATCAAGAACAATAAGTTGAAAACATACCCATATGCTTACTTCACAGTTGGAAACAACGCAGGAACAGAAATCGAGTATAGATACGAGGACTTCCCAAACAACGCAATGCCTTTTGCAGTTGACATGACACTTTCTCCTAGTATGTCCATGAAGTTCTACCCTTTGAACTATCTTGGCTCTACTGACACAAAACAAATGTGGGAACAAGGTGTTGTTGGTGCTAAAACACCACAATGTTCATGGAATACAGACTACTACACCAACTGGCTCACACAAAACGCAGTGAACCTTGCAACAGGTCCAATTTCTACTGCTTTGCAGGCAACTCAAAACTTTGCCTTTGGAAACCCTTTTGGTGTTGCAACAAGTCTTTTCAACGGCATCACCAGTCAGTTGAACGCTAAATATCAAGCGAAACTTGTTCCAGACCAAATACATGGTGATGTAAGTGCAGGTGACATTGCTTTCTCGGCAGGAAGAACCTGTTTCACATACAATCAACGATGTATCACCCCAGAGTTCGCATCTATTATCGACAACTATTTCTCAATGTTTGGTTATAAGGTCAATGATGTGAAAACTCCAAACATCACAGGGAGAGCGAACTGGAACTATGTGAAAACGATTGGTTGCTACATTGAAGCAAACATCCCACAAGATGACCTGCAAGAAATCAAAAGCATGTTCGACAGAGGTGTGACTTTTTGGCACAACCCATCAACTTTCTGTGATTACTCTCAAAACAATGCTATAATATAAGAGAAAGGAAAAACATGGCTCAAAGAAGAATCAGAAAAGTTCCACCAAAGGATGCTTTCACTGATGCTGTTCTTTTGAACAATCGCACATATGTCGATTACTTGGAACGCATGAAAAAGATTTGCCTCTCGATGTTCGAGTGGGAAAATCTGCCAGAATCGATGAACGCTCGCTTCCTAGAGATGTGTCTGTATTATAACGGACAATGTGCTTTGCTCTACAGTGATGAGTATGGCTACCTCAACACGATGGCTTGCGATGGTGGAAATGTGAACATCTATGGTTTACCATCTGCTGTGAATTGCTATTCTTTCGGAAACTTCAATGAATACCGAAGCCTCTACACCACAGACATTGGTGAGGAAAAGAACAAAGAGTGTATTCTTGTTCTTAACAACTTTGAACGCATTCCAACTGCTGTCACTGTTGAACTCTTTGCCAAAAGACTTGCTGAGGCACAACGCACTTGTGATGTGAACATCAAGAGTCTGAGAACTCCACTTCTTATTACTACCGACCAAAAGCAGTATTATTCCCTCAAGAAAATGTATGAAGAATTTGATGGAAATTCTCCTGCTATTTTTGCCGATAAGAATGTGCTGACCCCAGATGCAATCAAGGCAATGAAAACTGATTCACCTGTTCTCTTGCAACCACTCATGGACTACAAGAGGGAGATTTGGAACGAGTTTTTGTCTTTCATCGGGGTTCAGAACTTGTCTGAAAAAAGAGAAAGACTCATCTCAAGTGAGATTGATTCCAACAACGAACTCATCAACCTGAACTTACAGGCACTACTCATTCCACGAAAAGAAGCATGCAAACAGTTCAATGAGAAATATGGTTTGATGGGTGACAGGGCAATTGATGTGAAAGTAAGGTCAGACCTTTACAACATCATCAAACAGTATGATTCAATTACTTCTGAATATAATCAAGCGAAAGAGTTTGAAGAAAGAATTGAGGTCGAAGATGGCGAAATATAGTATAGAACTTCGAGAAATGATTTCTACTTTTGGTGAAGATGAAGTCAAAGGTTGGTTTGGCAATTGGCAATTGTCTGATTTCCTTGATAATGATGAAGTTGCTGTTATTGAAAACAGAGGTGTTTGGAAAAAAGAAAAATTGCTCGACAGAATCATCACTCACTTTTACACAAGAGAGATTGGTTGTGAAGCACCTGCTCAATTTATCATGTTCGTAAAAGACAAGATGAATGAGATTATGGAAACCTATGCACCACTAATTTACTCGGCAAGTATTAAGTATGACCCTTTGGTGAATGTGGACTACGAAGAACAGTTCCACAGTTCAAACACTGGAAAATCAAATAGTCGTACAGACTCCAATGGTTCTGCTCTTACGGTGAACAGTGACACCCCACAAGGTCAAATCAGTAAAAGTGCAATCTTGCAAGGACAATATGCAAGTTCAACAGGTGCGAATGAAACAGACAACACTGTCACTGACAACACAAACACAACGGGAACACAAGATTATATAAAAACCATGAAAGGAAACAGTGGGGTCAGTTCGACTGCACAGAAAATGGTCTTGCAATATCGTGAGAACATCAGAGCTTTGAACTCTGAAATCATTAACGACCTTGAAGTTCTGTTCATGGGTATATATTAAGAAAGGAGAAACATGGCATACATCAATTTTCAACCAAGACCAAAAGTTCCACCAATCAGTTTCTTTCAACCGATTTCGTTGGACAATGCAATGACGGATGTCGAGTTTTTGCTCGGTGTGTTGAAAAAACTCAATGAGGTGATTGCTCAAACAAACAAGAACACACAGTTCATTGATGAGTACACAGGCAAGATTGAAGAAATTGAAACCGAGATTGCAAATCTTCGTGCTGAAATGACAGAGTTTGAAGAAGATGTGAATGACAACATTGAAACACAATTCATTCAAATCAAACTTGAACTTCAATCAATGATTGCAACTGCGTTGAATCAAGCAAATGCATATACAGATGCTATTGCATCCCAACTTCGTGATGAAATTGAACAAATCAGTATTGGTGACATTACTTTGTATGACCCAACCACTGGTGTGCTTTCACCACTTCAAACCGTTATCGATAATCTCTACGGCACCACAAGAGAGGAAGCCCTTATGGCGAGCGAATATGACAACCTCCTACTCAGTGCGACTGAATATGACACATTTGATAATGGTGAACCGTTGACTGCGTTCAATTACGACAAGTTTGGTAAAACTTTGCTTGTTTGATGATATAATTAAAATATAAGGAGATAAAATTATGGCTTCGACAAATAAAACCACAAACTATGAACTTTCACAGTTTATTGGTACTGACAAACCTGCCTGGTTGTCTGACTATAACGGCGACATGGGCAAAATTGATGCAGGCATCCACACTGCTCAAACCACTGCAACTGGTGCTGATGGTAAAGCAGATTCAAACGCAACCAAAATTGGTAATTTGGCAAATCTCACAACCACTGCTAAAACCGACTTGGTTTCTGCTGTGAACGAAGTTGACACTGAACTCGGTACTGTTTCAGGTGTTGCTTCTGGTGCAAGCACCAATGCAACTTCTGCTCTTACCAAAGTCAACGCATTAGAGAGTGCTTTGAACTTTACGAATTTCAAAACCTATGTACAAAGTGACTTTACTGTAACTGGTGGTGAATTTGGACAACTCGACAGTATGCAATGTGCAACCAACGCTGATGGTTCTGTTGGTAAAATCTACGGCGAGGTTCGTTTCAAATGTACTTCTTCAAACGGTATGACTATCAGTTTCCCGTCCAATCTTCGACCATCTTCAAACATCACGATTGTTGGTTGTTGTTGGGTCAACTTCTATGACAACAACATGAACTTGAAAGATGCTATTCGCCCTCGTGCAATTAACATTGCAACTGATGGTACTATTTCAACGACTTTCAGTGCTGGCTACTATAACAGTTATGCACAGATGAACTTCGTTGCATGTTTGCTGTTCATGAAAGACTTTGGTGATGTTCCAAACAACTAAAGTGTGCTATAATTGAATTGTATAGTACATTATATTATCAAAATAATATCAAATGTATTGATTTAATTCATGTGCCATCAACCCCTCTCACCACGAGCAGGGGTTTTTGGTGGTTGGGCAACCAACAATGTGTTATAAT